CGCTTGGTGGAGCACTACCGTGACGAACGTGGCGGCTCTGGTGTTATCGGCCCGCTCAGTAACCGTTTCAACATACTCTGGGCCAATACGGAAACACTGAAAGGCGCATTGCTGGCCCGCATGGCGGAACCGGACGTGCGCCGCCGCTTTGCCGATCCGAACCCGGCTGGCCGACAGGTGGCTATTCTGCTGGAACGCGCCTTGTCTTATGGCGCCGATGTGTACGATTCCAGCCGCCCCCTGATGGCGGCGCTCGAAGATTATCTGCTGCCGGGGCGCGGCGTGGTCTGGGTCGTTTATGAGCCGATCATCATCAAGGAAAAGATCAAGATTGAAGTCCGGGGCGATGATGTCGCCATCGACGAAGAAGAGGAAGTAGAGCGCCTGGGTGATCAGCGCTGCCGCTTTGAATACGTTCACTGGCAAGACTACCGGGAAAGCCCCAGCCGTCGCTCCGAAGATGTGACGTGGCGGGCGCGGCGGCACTTGTTCACCCGCGACGATCTGGTGGGGCGTGGTTTCAAGGACGCTTACGATGTGCCGTTGAACTGGATGCCGGATTCGGAAAGTAATTCCGACGAAGAAATCTATAACCGTGCCGAAGTCTGGGAAATCTGGTGCAAGGTGACGCGCAAGCGCATATTCATCGCCACCGGACACAAGGACGTTCTGGCCGAGGACGAAGACCCCTACGAGTTGCAGGACTTCTTTCCGACCCCGACGCCTTTGATTGCGGTGCGGACTAATAACACGTCTATTCCGGTGCCCGAATTCACTCTCTATCAGGATCAGGCAGAGGAACTGGACCGGGTAACCAGCCGCATTACATATCTGATCGAAGGTCTGAAACGCCGGGGCGTCTATGACGCATCCGTGCCGGAACTGGCGCATCTGGCGGTGGCGGGCGACAACGACTTTGTGCCATCGGAGAATTTTGCTTCCCTGGCGCAAAAGGGCGGTCTTGCGGGCGCCTTCCAGACCGAGGACATTTCCGCTGTTTCCGCCGTGCTGAACGGCCTATATACCCAGCGCACCCAGGTCTTGCAGATCATCTATGAGGTCACAGGGATTTCCGACATCATTCGCGGTGGCGGCACCAAGGCGTCAGAAAGCGCCACGGCGCAGCAGCTAAAGGCGCAATATGGCTCCATGCGGTTACGCCGTCGCCAGGATGAAATCCAGAAGTACATCCGCGATCTGTTCCGCATCAAGGCCGAGTTGATTGCCGAAAACTACGAACCAGAAATCCTCCAGCGCATCACTGGCCTGGAAGTCACCGACGAGATGCTGGAAATCCTGCGCAACGACAAGCTGCGCAATTACCAGATTGACGTGGAAACCGACTCCACGGTGTTTGCCGACGAGGAAGAGGTCAAGCGCACCCGCATCGAATTCGCCAACGTGTTCGGCAACTATCTGGTCAAGGCCATCGAAGCAACACGGGCCGCACCGGAGATCACGCCTATCGCTTTTGAAATCCTCAAGTTCGTTGCCGGGGCCTGGAAGATCGGGCGCAATTTCGAGGACGTGATCGAACAGACGGAAGCCACGGTGATGCAGCAACTCCAGGCCATGCAGCAACAGCCGCCGCAACCCTCGCCGGAACAGCGCATTCAGGAACAGAAGATCATGGCGGAACTGGAGCGCGAGAAACTGAAGCAGGAAGGCAAGCTGGCCGACATCACCAGCCGCGAACGCAGCAAGACGGCGGAAATTCAGGAAGACAGCCGCGCCTCCGACCAGCGAGTGCGTTCCAAAGAGGATTTGGCCATGCTGGAAGCGGAATTGCGTATGGCAGAGAGAAACCGATGAGCTATTCCGACAACTACCAGAACATCAAGTGGTCTGCCGAGCAGGTCACGATCCATAAGCACGACAAGAAGTTGCAAACGGGTTTTAACATCGTCCGCGATGTTGATCCGTTTCTTAGCCCGATTGACGGCAGCGTCATCGGGGGACGCCGCGATTTGCGCGAACACGAAAAAAGGCATAATGTGCGGCAACTTGGAAACGACTGGGCGGGAAGTACCCGCCCGGCTAACTGGGATAAGATAACCAATGGCAGAAGTTGAGACTAGCACCCCCGAACCGGGGCCAGCGTCAGCACCAGCAGCCATCACCCTTGATGGCGTATTGGAAAGTGCAATTAACGGAGAGTCCATCGGCGGCGAGGCCGGACCCACTCCGCGTGGACCCATAGCTCTCGCCGGAGAAACAATTAGCGCGGAAGACGTCGAAGTCGATAGCGACCCATCTGACCAAGCCGCTGAAGGCCAACAGGACGCAGATGCCGAAGCCACTCCCGACACGGACACACCGGAGTCCGACGCGGAGCCAGAGCCGGATGCATTGGCGGCACCAAAGACATGGCCGACCGAACATCGTGAAGCGTTTGAGCATCTTCCCGAAACCCAGCAGCAGTTTATGCTGCAACGGGAGCAGGAGCGTGACGCGGCGTTCACACGTAAGACAACAGAACTTGCAGAGCAGCGACGGGAAGTCGAAGGCGTTGCGGGTGTTCTGGCTCCCTACAAGGAACAAATGCGGTTGCATGGAATATCGGAAGCGGAATACATTTCGCGGCTGATGACTTACGACAGCGCCTTGCGCCAGAACCCTAAAGCCGCCATAGCCCAACTCGCCCAGCACTACAATATCGACCTGTCGAACGATTCGAGTGGGGACTGGGTAGATGAAAATCCACCAGAACCGCAATTTCAGCAACTGCAACACCAGCTAAACCAAACAAATGCCGAACTTAAATTGATGAAACAGGGCCAAATCCAGCGCGAACAACATCAGGTTACGGGTCAGGTTGAGAATTTTGCTACGGAAAAAGATTCCAAAGGCAACCTCAAACGCCCGCACTTCGAAGCTGTACGCGAAAGGATGGGGCGTCTGGTAACGGCGGAAGAGATCACGGACTTACAAAGCGCCTACGATATGGCCGTCCGCATGGACGATACTCTGTACAAGCAGAGTCTCCAAGCGGAGCGCCAGTCGGTTGCCAAGCAAGAAGATAGTCGCCGCAAGGCGGCTGTCGATAAAGCGAAAAAGGCAGCGCCAGGGCGAACCAGCGGATCGCCACCAAGCGGCACCGTGAGAGATTCCGATCTCGACGCGCTTTTACGCAATTCGATTGGCGAGGCCCGCGCTGGTTAGGTAGTGTTGCTTCAGATGATTGGAGCTAAAAATGGCGACCTCTCCAAATAGTACATATACGGAGATCGTGACCACAACCCTCGCTGGTTATTCGAAGACGATGGCCGACAACGTGACCAACAACAATGCGTTGTTGCGTCATATCGACCGGGCTGGGAATAAATCCTCTGCCACGGGTCGGACCATCGTTCAAGAGCTTGAATACGCGGTCAATTCCACGACCAAGTGGTATTCGGGCTATGAAGTCTTGGACACCAGCACCAGCAATGTCTTCACCGCTGCCGAATTTAACTACAAGCAGCTTGCGGGCAATGTGGTCATTTCAGGACTTGAGCAAGTCGAGAACAGCGGGTCAGAGCAGATTTTCAATCTTCTCAAAAGCCGCATTCGCAACCTCGAAAAGTCGCTCAAGAACGACATGGCGACCGCACTGTACGCGGACGGCACGGGCACCGATTCCAAGGAACTAGGCGGTCTGCAACTGATTGTCCCCGGCACCGTAGGCAATACGGTCGGCGGCATCAATTCGGGCACCTATACCTTCTGGAAGAATCAGGTGTATGACTTCTCGACCGAGACCATTACCGCTTCTGCTACCACGATCCAAGCGGCCATGAATGCTTTGTGGCTGGCCTGTATTCGCGGTGCGGACCGGCCTGACGTTATTGTCGGGGATTCGACTTATTTCGGGTTCTACTGGGCGTCTTTGCAGACGAACCAGCGGTTCACCTCCGATGAGTCGGCATCGGCGGGCTTTATGAACCTCATGTTCATGGACGCGCCCGTTTACTATGACGACCAGTGCCCTTCGGCTAAAATGTACATGCTGAACACGGATTACCTCTTTTTGCGTTTTGCGGAAGGCCGTGAGTTTGTACCTCTTGGTGAGAAGGCTTCTGTCAATCAGGATGCTCTTGTCATGCCTGTTGCGTGGGCCGGTAACTTAACGGTCAGCAACCGCGCACGTCAGGGCGTCATTCAAGCCTAGAGGGGAATCGAATGGCTTATACTACACAAAGTGCCATCGGGATTGACTTTGACGGGGGGACCGCATCAACCCCGTCCCAGCCCTTGGGCACAAGAATGGTCGGTACTGATGCTTCGACTTGGCTTTACGTCACGGCGGGCAGCGCAGTTGCTCAATATGACGTGGTAGCGGTGACGGAGGCATATTCCGCCGTCCCGATTACCAAGGCTCTCGTTGATACCGGCGAACTTATTGCTGTCGCCCCCGAAGCGATTACGAGTGGGGAATACGCATGGGTTCAGTTGAACGGAGTCTGCACGATCAACGTCTTGGCAAGCGCTGCCGCTGATGTGATTTTGTACTCTTCGGCAACAGCCGGAAGTCTTGATGATACCGCCACTTCTCACACGAGAGTTGACGGCATGAAGCTAACCACGGCTCGCGGCGGCACGGCGGGAAGCGCACCTGCCATCGCTTCGTATCCGAAGTCGTTTGTGATCTAACTGAAAAGGGAGCGGGGGGGTTAACGCCCCCCCGTGACTTCCGCATGAGCAATCTGCGTATTGAATTTTTAGATAACGACGGTGGCCCCGATCTGGTGGAAATACGCCGGGTCGGTGACATGAACACAGTCATCTACAAGGTGTCTGAAAAGACCGAATATCTGGAAGAGCATTTCCCCAGAGAACTGGCGGCATACCAGAAAAACGGGTCAACACAAATCCGGGCGACGGGGACGCCGCTCATAGACATCAATGGCCTGGGCAAGCGCCGCGCTTCTAATCTGGAGAAGCAGGACGTGAAGACCGTAGAGCAACTGGCCGAGCTTTCGGACGCATCCATCGGCTCGTTGGGTGCCGGAATGGTGGGTTTGCGCAAAAAGGCCCGCGATCATCTGGCACACGCCGCTGGCATTGAACCCATCAGGACAGTCGGATGACGCTGCTCACAATCTGCCAGGATGCGGCTGAAATCATCGGCATAACCGCGCCAGCAGTGGTGACGGCATCCACGGACACCTCCGTTATTCAGTTGGCGGCAGTGGCAAATCAAGAGGGTCGCGCCCAAGTGCGGCGGTACAACTGGGAGGTGCTGATCAAGGAAGGGAGCCACACCACCCTGGCGGCTGAAAGCCAGGGCACGATGGTTTCCATTGCGGCGGATTTTGGAAGATTCTCCAACAATACGCTGTGGAATAGAACCACCGACAGGAAGTATTTTGGCCCCATCACCGGCACCGAGTGGCAACGCATAAAGGCCATCGTTTCGGGCGGCATCACGAACTATTTTCGCATTCGCGGCGGCAAGCTGTTGATGACGCCGACTCCGACAGTGGGCCAAGCCGTTAATTTCGAATACGTTTCAAAGAACTGGGTGGACACGGCGGGCGGCAGCGCCGCCAACGCGGATAAGTTCACCGCTGACAGCCAGACTACGGTCTTGGAGGAAGAACTGGTTGTGCTGGGCGTGGTCTGGCGGTTTCTGAAGCTGAAGGGCCTTCCGTATGACGTGCAATTCATGGAATACCAAACGCGCATGATGGAATACAGCGGCCAGGATGGCGCAAAGCCGGTGCTGCATATGGCGGGGCCGGGCCGTGCGATCCTTGCGCTAAACGTGCCTGAAGGAAACTACACCCTGTAACCCAGCTAAACCCACTAGGACAAGCAGATGGCCCGCGACCTATACGGCGAAATTCTCAGCAGGGTGCTTCAGCGCCAGCCGCCGCCTGGGCATTTCCCTGCGTACATAACGTCCGACGAGGCCGGAATGCTACGGTTCCAGGGCGGCGGTGTCGCGCCCGACGGCGGTCAGTACATGGCCAACGGCCTTCCGGCGTTCTTTAGCCCGTCTGATCCGGGGGGCGGCTCAGAGGCCAGTGATCCGGGAGGGGGCGAAGACCCCGGTGGAATAGACGCGGCAGAAGCACAGGCGGCTGTTTCCAGCACTGCTGCGGGGGTGGGGGTAGCTGACGCTATAGCTGCGGCCTTGGCCTTGACCCCCGCTCCGGCTGTTACCGTTGCTGGACTGCCCGCGACACAGGCCACCGCTCCAGCCGCTCCGGCCAGCGTTACATCACTGGCTGACAATCCAGCGGCTCTCCC